AACTTTATTTTGATTTATTTTGAGAGAACATGGGGAGGGGATGAAGTAGACAGTGTCTAGATGCCGAAAATACCCGGTGTCCTTACCCTCAAACGAAATCAAAATGCGAAATTTAACGATAAAGTGGCATACAAGATGTAGTGGTGTCTTGGTTGAGAGGACACAATAGGTTGTGGTCTTTTTGTTTGCTGACTTGGCATACTTTGTGGGACAAAGTGAGCGTGAACAAAGAAAAGTGGGAGCAGGCAAAGAGTCTTTATCTTGCGGGAATGGAATGGAAAGCAATTGCAAACGATTTGCAACTTTCGCAGGCAACGCTACAAACTCGCGCCAGTCGTGAGGGAATCACAAAAGTTAAGGCGCAAATGCAAACGATTTGCACTGAAAAGAAAACCCAATCGTTGGAAGCATTGTCCGCAATCGTCCGCAGCAAACTAGCCGCCGATGCAGCTGCAACGATTGAAAGGGTTGACGGTTACGATCTATCGGACCTTAAGGACGAGGCGACTCGCGAAACGATACTGAACAGTGTCGCCAAGAGAAGCGCGCTGGTCTTCGGTTGGTCTGAACAGGGCGAAGCGGCCTCCGTCTCGATCAACTTGCTCGGTTCAATGCCGGATAAGTTCCACGTGGAACAAGTCGTGAGTGAACCGCCGAAAGAGTGAATATAACATGTATTGTGCATCGCAGACGGACTGATGGTCTGAATTAGTTTTGCTTATGGCACAAAAGGATTGTTTTCCTAGGGGTTAAGTAGACATTGGACGCATGGGGGGCGGCCCCCTTTTGGGGGTGGGCTTCGTTTACGATACCCCCCTCAAAAATTTTCCGACCTTTTGACCATGATAAACAAAATCAAAATCGGTCAAACAGTTTCTTTATCCTATGCAGAACGTAAGCTCGCTCATTTTTTAGCGAAGCATAGGAACGGTAACAATCGTTCATTCAACAAGGTGAACTTGAAGATCAGTTTGGAGGACGCGCATACGGTTGATTTGGAGGGTATGTGTGGCGAGATAGCGTTTTGTAAGCTGTTCAATGTGTATCCTGATTTGGATACGGAGCGTGAGCCGCCGCATCCGCTTTATGACTGTGTGCTATCGAATGGGATGAGGGTGGATGTGAAGACGACGAAGTACGAGAATGGGAAGTTGTTGGTGGATGCGCGTAAGGGTAAGAAGACGGATGGCGTGGATTTCTATGTGTTGATGACTGGAAGTTTCCCTGGGCCGTATGCGTTCAAGGGATTCATTGCGAAGACGAAGATCATCAGGCCGGAGAGGATTGGCGAACTTTGCGGGTACAAGAGTTACATTGCGGATCAGCGGGAATTGAGTGAGTCCGCTAAATCTGATTGACTTAGTAGGGATTCGTATGCGTCAGTGCGTGTAACGACCTTAAGCGAGGTGGTGGGTTGGTCAGCCACTGCAAACTGTCTAAGCGGCGATGACGTTCCGCATTGGTGAGGTAGGATAATCGTCCACTGTGTGGTGGATAGATGGCCTACCATAACGCAGATAACGTCGGTTTTAATTTTACTCATTATGGCTTGTCCTAATGTTTTCAATGCGTTCGCCGTTGCGACTGAGTCGCTCGCGCAGGACGTTTACAAGCGCGCCTCGTATCGTTCGATGTGGTTGAACCTCATTGAGCGTGGCGAGTATCCTCAGGGTACTGGTTTGACCCAGACCTCGTTCACCACCACTTCGATTGAGCCGACTGCGGCTGAGGAGTGGTCGGCCATCACCCTCGCGTCCGGCAACCCCGGCGATAACGGTGGTGCTTGCGATGTCACCTACAATGACGTTCCGGTTGGCTACAACGCTGTCACTTGGGGGCCTGAGCGTTTTGCGCTGAAAGGTCCGCTCTTGTGTAAGGATGATCTGACCTTTGATCATCGAGTTGAGGCGTTCTTGCGTGTGTACTTGGAGAAGTTGTCCATTCGCGCACAGCGTTCGTGGGAGACTCGTTACCAGAACATGTTTGCCAAGTACGCCATCAAGGCGGTGGCCGACTCGTCGTTTACGCAGGTGGAGACGATTCCGTCTGGTGTGAATGAGTTGCCTTGGATTCAGACTGGTTCGGTTGGCCAGGCGTTGAATCAGGCTACCTCCGAGCTGACGCAGGAGATGTTGGATGTTGCTGCTGCTACGTTGATTCGTAATGGCGCGACGAATCCTGATAGTTCTGGGTTCATTAGCTTCTCTAGCGACGGTCCGGTGTTCCCGTTGTACATCGGCATGGAGGCTTCTCAGCGTATTGCTCAGAACAATGCTGCGCTGCGTGAGGATCTGCGGTTCGCTGACATGGGTTCTGGTGCTGGTGCCGAGCTGCTCCGTCGGATTGGCGCGAATCGGGTCATCAAGAACTTTCGCCATATCCCGAACCTGTTCCCGCCCCGCTTCAGCTATGCTGGCGGCAAGTACACGCTCATCCAGCCCTTCACCAGCTCGTCTGGCACGAAGGGTACTGTGTTCAGCGTCAACCCGAGCTGGACGACCGCCTTGTTCGAGGGTGCGTTCATCCCGACTCCGTACGTCATCAAGAGCCATATCGTTCGCCCGGTGAACCGTGTTGGCGACTTGAGCTGGCAGCCGACCAACTACATGGGCGAGTGGCAGTGGGTGACTGGTGCCTACAAGCTCGATGTGGATTGCGCCGATCCTCTGGAGAAGAAGGGTCAGCACTACGCTGAGTTCGTTCATGCTGTGGAGCCGATCTTCACGAACCAGGGTATGACGATCATCTTCCGTCGTTGCACCGGAGCTTTGACAACCATCATCTGCTCGTAATTCGAGTTGGATAAGTAACAGACCCGCAGGTCCAAAAGGCTTGCGGGTTTTTGCTTTTGCATTGACAAGGATCAGTAGGATCTGATGCTCCCCGTATGCCGAGTTTTACTCTCCCCGAAGGCGTTGAGATTCCTGAGAATTTGAAGGAAGGCGAGGCGTTCCAGACGATGGCGACGATTGTCCTTGGCAAGAACGGCAAGGCCGAGTTCATCGAGATTGATGGCATGGCTATTCCAGGCTACGAGAACAAGTCGAAGGGCAAGAAGTTGGCTGAGCGTGGCGAGGAGGAGTACGAGGAGGAGGAGGAGGAGGAGACGGCTCCTGGCGGCGGCGGTTTCATTGCTGAGGTAATGCAGCGTGGTGCAGGTCCGATGGCCTAATTCAAAGATAAAAGCGTATGGCTGACATTACATGCACTGAAACAGCGACGTTGCTAAGTGAGGTTCAGCCTCTTGGATGTCGCTCGCCGTGGGAGCGTGAGATGGCGAAACTTGCGCTTCTCAATCGCATTGCTGATGGAACTGGAACGGCGGCGGCTAATGCTGCTGGGTTTGGAACTGCTCGTTCGGTGACGGCGTCCACGGCGATTTTGTCGAATGATTTCGCGATTATCGCAAATTCGACATCGGGAGCGATTACGGTTTCGCTTCCCCCGGCTGCGACGGCCAATGGTCGTATATTTTTCGTGAAGCGGGTGAATGCTGGCGCGAACAATGTGACTGTCGATCCGTTTGGTGCTGAAACGATTGATGGTGCCGCGACTCATGTTTTGACCGCTCAATGGCAGAGGGTTGAATTCATAAGCAACGGAACAGCGTGGTTCATCATAGCTCACCAATAACATGGCCGACGCATCATCCATCACTTGTACGGAAGCTGCTCAGTTGATTGCCGAGGTTTCGGCGACTGGATGTCGTTCTCCGTGGGAGATGGACATGCTTGAGCTTGCGCTTTTGAATCGCATTTCTGATTCTAGCGGTGGTTCGGTCGGATTTCCGCTGACGGCGGATTTGACTTCGATTACTGCCGATGTGACGACCATTACTGCGGATCAGACCCAATTTTAACAACGGTTTAGGAAACACTTCATACTATGGCACAGCAAACGATCAATGTCGGAGCCTCAGCCAACGACGGAACGGGGAGTCCGCTGCGGACGGCATTCCAGTACACGAACAGCAACTTCACGGAGCTGTACACGGCTCTAGGAGGTGGCACTGGCCTACCTGGGGCTACGAATCAGGTGCTGTTCAATAACGGAACTGCAATCGCTGGCGATGCCGGGATGACGTACAATCCGTCAACCGATACGATGTCGCTCGTCAACTTGGTGCTGAGCGGAACCTTTGCTGCGCGTAATGGTGACACCCCCTCCGCCATCCGCGCCGCTGCTTCCGACTACGCTGCTGTGAACTTCGATGGGACGACGGCAAGCACGCGGATTTCCTCGACGCTGACGGGACAAGCCATTGGCACGGGCGACTTCTCAATCTGGTGCCGGTTCAAGATTTCACAGGCAACGGCTAAAGCCGTATTTTCGGTAGTAGAAGACGCAAACAACTACTTTGGACTGACAACATCTTCGGGTGCTTACGGCTTGGATAAGACAATTGGAGGGGTTGCCTCCAATGCAACCATCACTGGATTTACTGGGGCTGCATTTGCCGGACAAATTGTTGATTTCGTTTTGGTGCGTAGTGCTGGTGTATTTTCTGTCTACGTCAACGGTTCTGCATACACACTCACAAACACGACTGGAAATATCAGTCTTAGCGCAGCAGCCAATCTTCGAGTCGGTGGCTACTTTACGGCTTCTCAAGTCTTCGATAAGAGGGTTTACCGCTCCGTCGTCTTCAACCGCGCACTGTCCGCTGCGGATGTCACCGAGCTTATCACCCTCGGCGTGAATCCGGCGGATCAGTGGGGGACGCAGACGGATATTATCAATGCAAGCACACTCAATGGCGGTTTTGAAACCGCTGGAGGTGGCGGCGCTGATGTGTTTGCTAATTGGACTGAAGTAACATCAGGGTCTTCCACGATCAATCGCGATACATCAATATTCTACGCTGGAACCGCATCATGCCGGTTTGATTTGGATATTACCGGAAGCTCTGTAAACCTTCAGTCTGTAACTTTTGCAAGAAATAAACGCTATCGCGTATCCTGTTTTGCAAGATCGACGGCAACCAATGGCAGGTTGGCGGTTAATGTTGGTTCTGCGTCGTTTTCTGCGTTTGGTGCTGTTTTGGACAACTTGAGCTGGCAGGAAAGAGTATTTGAGTTTGTGACTGAAGGTGGCGGAACAGATACATTTACCATTGGTCGATTTGTTGGATCATTAAATGGTTCAATTTGGATCGATAACGTCACATTCACCCGAATCGGCGCAATCGTAGACCTCGACTTCACCGTTGGCACCGGCTACCAAGCCACCGACCGCTCGACCAACGCGCTGCACGGTACGCTGTTCAACGGTGTTGAGTTCACGCAGCCGAGGCGTATGGCGGTTCTCTATGCGACGACTACTGCGTTTGGCAACACTCAACTCCTTGGTTCGTTGGCCATCCCGACCAACGCCATCATCGAGGACGTAATCGTCAACTCGACCGGATCGGCTACCGTGAGTCTCGGCAACGTCTCCGCTGGCACCCAGATCGTCAATGCTGCATCGGTTGTCTCTGGCCGACAGAAGCTCACCATCGCCACACCGTTCAGCACCACCGGCAATCTGTGGGTGAACAGTTCCGCAGCCGTGACGCTCCAATTCACCATCCTCTACACCATCGCCGCTTGATCTATGGAAACCGAACTCGCAATCAAAACCGAGCCGCTCGAAACCATCATCTTTGACCCTTCGATCAAGGTTTCGGAGGACAAGATCGTCGGTGGCACCGTAGTCACCTCGGCGGAAATTGAGCCACCCGATGCGTCCGGCATGGTCATCGCACGGATCTTGCCGATCGGCTACGTCATGGGCTTTCCGTTCGTTGACTCCAACGAGAACTCCATCAGGGTTGCCCTGAGCTGATCATCACGCCATGACTGAGTCCCATTTTATGCGAGACATGATTGCCGCTGCTAGTGGACCATTCATCGGCATTCTCGGGAACGCGATTTTCTCAGACCCGAATCTCAAGACGGCATCGCTCGCGTTAGGTGCCGTCACCGCTCTTCTCGTCTGTCTAGCAAAAGCCATCGACCTTTACCGCAAAATCAAATGAACCCTAACTTCACCTCTCTCATCCGCCATCTTCTCTCCGCCGCTGGCGGTTTCCTCGTCGCCAAAGGTTTGGCCAGTGCCGATCAAGTCGCCGAACTTGCCGGTGCCGCCGTCAGCATCATCGGAGTCGCTTGGTCGATCTTCAACAATAAGAAGAACGCCTCGAAGACTGAATGAACTTCTTGGCCGACTTGGTGATGAAGTTGGTCATCTGGCTTCATGCACTGACGAAACAAGACATCTCAAGTGAAGACGCCAAGAAACAATCTGATCTTAAGCGCGGTCTTCTTGATCGTGTGCGCGAGCATGAGCGTGAGCTGCGCGAGTCGAGTGATTTACGTCCCCCACGGTGAGCCTGTGCGCCTTGCTGAGAGCGTTAAAGCGAAAGTTTGGGTGGTTGACGCGAACGGCAAAAACGTGCGTAGTAATAACCGCATCACCATCCATGAAGGCTGGTATGCACTTCCAAAAGAATGAGCAATAACGCGCCGTATAAAGGTTCTCCCGCCGTCGGTGGCAGTGG